GAGACGGTGAGTGCTAAGGATCCAGATATTGGACCAATCAACGAGACCCTTGAGGGCATGTTGATTAATATCGTGGATTGGGTTTGCGAGAAGAATGCTGGACCACAGATTTTCAAATCCGATGTCATGCCATCCCTCGGGGCTTCGTTTGCGAAGTCGCGCGGAGACGGTGGTATGACTGGAGAGTTAATCTCTAAGTGGTCTCGGCATGATCCCGTGATGGGTGAGGATGATGATGGATCACGTGAACTTGGAATAGCCTTTAAACAGGCTTTCCCCGTGATTTTGGATAAATGGGAAAAGGAACAACCGACGGGTAGTGGCAAGTATGCCTACACCCGACTGGATGATGAGAAGTACTACATCTTTCCAGAAGGTTTTCGTACAATGCACCCAGACCTCTTATGTAAGTGGGGTTTGGTGTTACTGGAAACTGACGCACCTTGGCGGCCGTACCATGACTATGAGTACTCAGAGACCTCATCTTCAACTGAAGAGACATGTGATGACGATGTCATCTCATGCGTCAGTGATGTTGAGAATTACTTTGGGGACCCAGAGGTGGAAGAGCCAGAGCCTGTTAAGGCGCCAAAGGAGATCAAGTGGAAACAAGAAAGTGACTATAAATGCCACACTTTTGTTCATTTCGACAGTAACTTGTATGAGAACTGGTATCAGTGGTCAGAGAAACACTTTGGCTACGCCCCGGATGAAGACGAAATAGATACGTTTGTTCATGACTTCTTGACCGAATTCGGCAAGGATCAAGTCATTAGAACGGCGGCTGTGCCAATCGTAGAACCGTTTAAGGTTCGTGTAATTACGAAAGGCGAGGCGGAACCTTATCTAGAAGCTAAGAGATTACAGATGTATCTCACAAAGCGAATGTCCGATCCAGAGCTCCCAATTAACCGATGCTGGCCTGCGCTCCAAGGCCCCATCACCGAAGAACATATCCTCTTCCTCCAAGATAGTGACCTCGTTATTAGTGGTGATTACAAAGGGGCTACAGACACAC